TGTTCATCCTATCGGCGTAGTGCGGGGTGAATTTTGGGTTCTCTGGTATTTGGAGTCCTTCGCGGAGGCCCTTGCCGGTGATGGCCTCGCCCAGAGAGCCGAGTGTTCCAGTCACGCCCCTGGCCAGCCCCTTGCCAAGCTCCTTGATGCCACTTGGCTCTCCCGGCGCATCGCCCTTGGCTTGGTACTGCTTCTGGGCCATGGCAATGGCCTGCTCCTGGGTGGCGCCCTCGGGGCCAATCACCTCCAGTTTCGTGCCGTCCGGTGCCGTGACTTCAAACTTGGGCATTACTGTATGGGCCTCACCGTCCATCCACCCTGATCAGGTTGTGGAGCCTGTTTTCCAGCGGCTGGGGCCACTTGGACCGGCTCGAATTTTCCCGTCCTGACTTCCTCCTTAGCGTCCAAAACCGCCTGCCGAGCAGCATTGATGTCTAGAGCGATTGCCTCAAAGGCACCCTGCCGTGCAGATTGCGGCATGTTAGGGTTCAGCGTCTCATGCGCCTTGGCTCGTGTCGCATCCGTTGCCTGCCCACCTCTTGCTAGAACAGAACCATAGGAAGTCATCATGGCATTCATCACGTCTACCATCTTGGTGTAATTCTGATCGCCTTTGATTACCTGCCATTTATTGTCAGCCGCACTCCATATAGAATTTCCCTTGCCAGGACTGGCTGCCGATAGAGCCTGCAACTGAGGCAACATTCTTGCTACCTCGTCGGCTGCTACGGCAATTTGGCCGCCACGTCGAGCAATAGTTGAAGCCTCCACCTTGCGGGCGTCGTAAGCCACGGCGTTAGACATTATGTCTTCATTGCTTAAGCCGTTCCTTTGCATGGCGCGCTGCACGGCAGCGTTCCAGTTTGTTGATGCTGAAGCGCCACCCCTTCCTATGGCTTGTGCTCTAGCACTCTTGTCGCCCTTGACAAATCGGTCAGCGGCATCGTCGTAATTGGCCATCTCCTGTTCGTGCTGGGCTTTAATTCGCCCATCAAGTAGTTCCATATCCTTCATCATCTTTGCGGACTTTTCCAAGCGCTCCTCGTGGTGGTCACGCTCCGTCTGCTGAAACTCGGCCAGTTTGGTGAAGTCGTGCATCTTGGCGGTGTTGTACGTGATCTGGTCGTCGTACTTGGTGGCAACCAGCTTCATCATCTCCATCTTCTGGGCGATGTTGGTCTGCTGGTCCTTCCAGACGGCATTGTACTCGTCCAGCTTCGCCTGATTTACATCGTTGACGTTCTGCTCTGCTTCCTTCCATTCTTGGTGCATCTGGCTGAAGGACTCTACGTTGCCCTCATGGAGTCCCTTCATCATGCCCGAGAATGCCGTCAGCGCAGTGGTGGTGCCTTTGCGTGAAAAGCCGCCGGCCAACGCCCCCATCAGGGCGGCCACCTGCATATAGGCCATGCTGCTTGCCGAGAAGTCGGCCTTGGGAGGAGGCTTGTTTCGCTCCAAGACTGGAGGCTTGTTCTTCCGCATGTCCTCCATGGTGGACTGGAGGTCCTTGATGCGCCCCCCCATGTCCGCCTGTTTCTGCTTTTGCAGAACATCGTTGGCGGCGGTCGCCCCTTCAACGGCCTTGCGAACATCGTCAGAGGTGTAGTCGCCGCCGCCAGGTATGGCACCAGCCCCCATATCCTTGGGCGCTTCTTTGCCGGTTGCAAGTCTGTGGAGGGGCTGGAACCCTTGCGCGGGAGGCGCCTGTTGGGGGTTAAAGGAGGTAGGAGCTAAGCGGTCGTCATCCTTCAACTCCATTGCCGTCGATTGGAATGACGCTGGAGCAAAGTGTGCATCATCCTTCAACGCTGTAGCAAAGTATGCATCATCCTTGAGTTCGTCGGCAAAGGGCTGGCGATCATCGGTCATGTTACGTTACCGCATTTTGAACGGCAGAAGGCTTGGCGGCGCTGTTGGTGCTGACCGCCGCCAATAGGCCAAAGGACTTCAATGCATCGCCAACGGCCTGGTTATATTGCTGATCGCCCTGAGCCTGTAGTTGGGCGGCCTGCAAGAGGGCGTTATTGGCGCCCGAGTTGATGTTGGCGGCTGTCCCGAGGCCGGCGTTTGCTGCCGTAGCGGATTGGAAGGCCGTATTGATAAGCTGGGTGATCATAGCCGTCTGTTGAGCTAGGGCATCCTGCTTGATCTGGGCAACGTCGCCCAGGAACCGGCTGTCGCTGTTGGGATCGGTAACGCCGTGGCTGGCGTAGAACTGGTATCGCTGGTTGGTCTGGTCTTGAACGTACTTAGCCAACGTGGCCGCCTGGGCTGGACTGATCTGGTTATTGGTGGCGTTGGTCAAGTCGGTGGCCGCCGTTTGGTTGAATAGCGGGACGTTCTGAGTGGCCTGCGGGGACAACTGAGCGGCTTGGGCTTGGGCGTTGTTGACGGCTTGCTGGGCCTGCGGCGGAATGCCCGGAGCCCCCTTGTACAAAGTAGAACCAAGGAAGCCCAATGGGAGCGCCAGTTCCGCCGCCTTGGTCCACGGGGAGTTCAGGGCGTTCCCCAGCCCCGCCGTCAGGCCGGAGGAGGCTGGGGCGGCTGCGGCGGCGGCCTGGGGCGCCACTCCGGGATCCGCAGACAGCGACGGAGCCTCGATTCCACCTGTCGGGTCGGCAACGGAGCCGGCGCTCGCATACGTATCGGTCGGGAGGGAGTTGGCTTGAGAAATCAAGGACCGCAGGCTTTGATCGCTGACGGCCGTTTCCGCCGGCTGCACACCGAGGGCCGCGTCGATGTTGGTATTCGTGCCAGCTAGTTCAGTGGCCGGGTCCGTGAAAGCCGCCGTTGCCGATGGCACAGATGGTGTAGTCCCCGCCGCCAAGGATGTGGCTGCGCTGGTGGCGGGCGTGGCACCGGTTGAGATGTCAGGAGCTAAAGCCAGAGCATTGGTGGCGTCGCCACCTACCTCAGTACCCAGGCTCCCGCCTAGTCCAGGCGCCTCGCTGAGAGCGGCAATGTCGGCAGCACCAAGACCGGCTCCACTGGTACCCACATCGATTGCTCCCGCGCCTAGAGCCCCAACATCAGCGGCGCCCGCCCCCAATGCCCCAATGTCTGCTCCGAGGCTAGGCGCTTCGCTCAAGGCCGCCACATCGGCAGCACTGAGGCCAGCATCGGCTGCGCCAAGTCCAACGTCAGCCGCGCCGGCACCCAGATCGGCCAGCCCCAATCCCGCCCCAATCTCTGGGGCCAGGAAGGGCAGGGCCACGGCAGCACCAATGCCGGCCGCTTCAAGGCCGGATCGCAACGGATGGGCCTCGATCCCGCTGATCTGACGGTTGATCCAGTCCTCTAGCGAAAAGCCCATGGCGGCACCTTATGCGTTGTTCAATGCTTCAAACGCTGCGGTATTGTCTATAGGAGCCGCCCCTCCTGGTCTAGCGCGAGGGGCAAAGAGGCCCAGTTCCGGGTTGAAGTTGCCCAGTGGCGATCCTTCGTCCCCGAGAGTGATGGTGGGAAAGAACGGGTTATTCGCGGGGGATGATCCATCGGCAGGAGATGTCCCGTCCGCCGGGCTTGTCCCGTCCGCCGGGGTATTTCCTGGTATCGGCTCGATAAGCTGGGACGCCAGCAGGTTGCCGCCTCCACCATTACCGCCACCTGCACCACCACCTTCTCCAGCGTTGGATGGCGAGTTTCCGGCTCCAGCAGGGTTCCCGACCCCTGGAGAGTCCAACGCAGCGGACACATCCGGGTTGGTGCTAGGGGCAATGTCGGGTCCAACTGGAGTTGTAATGTCTGGCGGTGTACCAGGACTAGGACCTGGATCCGGTGCTGGCGCGGCAGGACTAGGACCTGGATCCGGTGCTGATGCGGGTGGGGCCGCCGCATCAATCGAGTTGAACCCTCCGCTGGCTATATTGACGTTGGGGGCGGGAGCGGGGGAGGGGACTCCTCCCGTGGCACTGGCAAATTGGTTCTGTGGATCGACGGGATCGGCAATGCTGCCAGTAAACTGAGACTGAGCACCGACTGCATTGGGGTTGAAAAGCACATCAGCGGTCTGGCCAGGGTCTATACCGGGGGTCAGAGAGTCTGATTTGGAAATTCCGAACGATGGCAGGTTATTTCCGGCGTCCAAAGAGGGGGCTCCGGCATTCTGAACAGGAGTGCCCCAAGTCGTTTGATTGTTGGTGGCCCATGAAGGTAAGCCGCTGGCGTCTTGAATAGGTGCCGGTTGATCCCCAACACCAGGTTGGCCGTAGGTATTAAAGGCAGTTGGGCTACTGTCTGGAAACATCCCCGCTTGAAGTTGCTGGTTGAACGATGATGTCGTCGTAGGCGGGATTGTTACATCGTTGAAGCCCTCGGTTGTCATAAAACTAGGTTCTTGAGCGCCTACGGGAGCGGGAGGACTGGTTGGCTGTCCATCTACTTCAATCCCAAGGATGTCTGTCCCAGGGCCAAAAGCATTCCCCGCAAACTGCGGCCCCATGTTGGACGGAATCCCTCCCAAACCCAGCCCTTGCTGCGCCGCCTGAGCCTCGGCAATGGTTGGACCGGATGTTCCCATGGCGTTTGCCATATTGGGCGGGGGGCCTTGATCGATTCCGCCGGGAGCCGGAGCGGGCTGATCCGGGGTCGGCGCATCGCTGGGCAGCGGGCTGGTGTCTTGGGCGGCCTGCGCCCTCGCCATACCCTGCTGGGCTGCAAGAATTGCCTGATCCCCGGTCTGGGCTGGGACCGGGTTCTGGTCGCCGGCCACATTCTGCTGTTCGGGACTGGAGGGGGCGGCGTTGGCCGTTCCAAGGGCCTGAGCAATAGGGCTGTCACCCTGGCCGGAAAGAAGACCTGATAGAGACGAAAACCCGCCGCCGAGTCCTAGAGCCGAAGCGGCGGCAGCGGGGCTGGCGGACGCCACCTGGCCCAAGCCAGAAGGTTGGCTTCCAAGACCAGCCAAGCCTCCCATGGGAGATGCTGCCGCTGCTGCTGTTGGCGCTGGGGCTGAGTCCAGCGCTGCCCCCATGGCATCGTTGATGGCCCCGGGAGAAGTGCCCCCTAGGGAAGGACTCTGATTGTCCGCAGCTTGGCTTGCTGCGCTCTGAGTGGGATCGGTTTGGGTTGTGCCCTGAGTTCCACGGTCACCGCTTGGAGGTGCCCCCGGGGGAGTACCTTCATTTTCGGCCGCACCGGGGGTCTGGTTTCCACCAGTCGGGTCGGGAGCTGGAGCATTAGAGCCGGGAGAGCTATCAGAAATTGGACCAGTATCCCGAGCACTGCCCGGGTCCTGAGTTACCTGGCCCGACTCTGAGCCTGTGCTCGCCCCGAGTCCTGGCCCAGAATCAGCCGGACCACCACCGCCCTCGGCAGTTGTTCCTTGCGTCCCGCCAGTCGCATCGGACGCTGGCCCTCCTGGGCCAGCATCTGCGGGGCCGGTACCCTGCCCATCAGAGCGGTCATTGCCGGGGGACTGATTGCCGCCGGTTGGGTCTGAGTTGCTATCGTCGGGCGCGTTGCTATCGTCGGGCGCATTGCTGTCGTCGGCATTGCTGTCGTCGGCATTGCTGTCATCGTCTCCGGCGGTGTTGTCGTCAGTACTGCCGTCATCATCGTCTCCCCCGCCGTCATCATCGCCGCCGCCATCGTCGTCGCCACCGCCATCATCATCGCCGCTCGCAAACAGCCAGGACGGCTGCCAGCCCCACTCGAACTCGTCAAAATAGTCTTTGGTCAGTCTGCGCATGGCAGAATCCTCAAGTTATCCCGAGGGCACTTCGGATGAGCGAGTGCTCGTCAGCATGGGTGTCCATCCAATCGGACCACTGGTCGCTCTTTGTCAAGTCCACATCGGCCAGGTTTATGCCGCCAACCCCACTGAATGTGCGTAGCTGCTGGTGGGTAGCCTCGTGGGACTCAAGCCAGGCCGATATGACCTTTTGATCAGGGTCCCAGAGGGCAAAATTGTAGTCGGAAATAAAGACAACTGGTGTCTGAGACTGGAATATGCGGACGAACTGAGCGTGCTCCAGGTAGTGCTCCTGAAGCCAGATGGAGAACCCGGTGGCATCGTGGGGGAGGCAAATATCGTGAAAAAATATACTCACGCCGCAGTCCTCGACGCCATGGTGGTGCCGTCCTGATACTCCATTACCATTCCATTGATAATTAGGCCAGAGAACGATCCCTCAAGCGTAAGCCCAAGGTAAACACCGGTTCCAGCCGCTTTGCTCCTTTGATAGAGAAACCCAGTTGAAAACCAGAATACGTCTTGCAGCGAGTTGTTCTGAAATTGCACCTTTTGGTTCAAATTATTGACCCAAGTAACTAAGCCTCCGGTCTGAAACGGGAATGCAGTACTGCCATTCTCCGTGTCCACAGTCATGTTCATGGTGGATAATGTATTTGAATTTAGCGATACGGAGCATCGCATGGCCCTCTTGCCTTGATGAGGAGCGCCGTTATCTGATAATGCTGTCTGCACCAGAATAGTAACGGGTTTCGTTGGGTCCTGGAACATCTGGGTAATGTCGCTGCCCGAGGACGAGAAGGTTTCGATGATGCCGTTGATAGGACACGTGACAATGGAGGTGATAGCGTCTCCTTGACTAGCTAGGAACCACTTGTTCTTGTAGAAAGACAACATGATTGACCGGGTGATTCCCTTCACTGGGTCTTTGTATCTAGCCAGCAGTAGGAATGTATGGAGAGATGTGTGAAGGTCTTGCACGGCGGCCTGTAGCGGTTGGCTAAAATCCATCAAGGCAAATATTCCGTCCATGGGATCAGACACCTTCTCGACCGAAGCCCCGAGGACGGCGTAGACCCCAACCTTGTTGGCAAACAGAATCAGGCGATTATAGGATGCAATGCCCCGGGGAAAAGGTGTTCCCTGGTCAGACGATAGGGTGACGATATTAAATATCGTGGTGGAGCCGGAAACTGTAACTGTTCCAATCTGCTTGATGGAATTATCGCCGAATATGTACAGGAAGTTATTGAGACTCCGTAATGCAGTGATCGAGTGTACGAGATCGGCATCCGTGATGGTGGTCGATCCGGCGGCGTCGGCTGTCGCGGCATCGTCAAAACCTTTCGTTCCTGTCCATGTCAAAACCCGTCCGCCACCGATCCAGACTCTTCCCGCGAAGATTGCCAGGGTGGTCGCAGTGAGGGAAAAGTGGGGCCAGACAATCGCTGTGGCCGCTGGCGCACCTGTGGCTGGCGAAAACGTAACCGTAATCGTGTCCCCGGCCAAGTATCCCGTCCCTGCGGTATCCAGGACAACGGCAGTGACCACGCCCCCGGTAATGACGGAATGGGCAGTCGCGGCCACCGCCCCACCGCCAGAACCAGCCGAGAGAGTAACCCCGGGTGCCGCTCCAAAGGAGCCTCCTCCTGCCGTGACAACAATGTGGGGGGACGCCCCGCCAGATTGGACGAAGACATTTCCATCCCAGGTGCAGTAGCCTGCCGTCGCATCGGCTATCAGAACGCGCTGAGACGACCAGGTTGTGCAATCGGGGACAAGCGAGAAGGTCCCGGCCAGAGCAAACTTTACGGACGTGTTGGCTGTGAGGTTGAAGTCCCAGCCGGAGCCGTCAGCGCCGAACGCTATGATGTGGTCGGCGTTGACCAGCGTATTTGGGTTGGTGAAATTGGCGAAGAACAGAGAGTCAAATGTGGTTCCCGCGATGTTGAATATTGATGGAGCAGGGCCGTTGCAGACCACCAACTGGTTGGGGCCGACAATCTGCATGTTCTCGCACCAAGACAATTCATTGACCGCCAGAGCCTCTCTAGCCGACTGCGTGTTCATGGTGGTGAAACCGCGATAGGCGATGTAGGACTTGGTATCGACTTGTTGCTGGGCTACGCTGGGCATTACCAGCCCCTCTGCATTCGGCGCCACATAGTCTGGTAGGCGTTCTGCATGCGTCGCGTCTGACGGGTGCGCTGTATCTGCTGGTACCTTTCTTCATATTTCTTATTGAAGTAGTCGGCCTGACCAAAGTTCTGCAACTTGATCAGGGCTAGGTGGGCCGCGTAAAACTGCACACAATCGGCCATTGGCATGATTATTTGAAGATCGCTGTCGGTCGGCAACACTAGCAACCCCGGCAACACCACGGCGTCAATCTCCAAGGTATAAGTCTGGTCGGGTACCGGGTATAGATAGAAGGTGTTAGCCTCGGTGTAGTTGGACCAAACTGCCGGCTGGCCGCTTCGTAGCGTCGTGTTGGAACGCATGAACGCCTGAAATGTGCTGAATACCTCCCATTTCATCATGGAACGCTGGGTGCCGAAAATGCTGGTGATCGAGAGGAAGTCCATCACGCGGACGAGAGGAACTGCCGTCGCTGCGGCAGCGCCAGCCGAGAAAGTGACTGCGGGGGTTGTGGTGTAGCCGGACCCCCAGTTGGTCATGGCGATGGTCGATACCACCATGGTGGGGGCCGTTCCGGTCATAACAGCCGTTCCGGTGGCCGTTACTCCTCCGCCCCCCGGGGGGTCGAAGGTAATCGTAGGCGTGCTGCTGTAGGTCCCACCGTTGGTGACTATGGCGCCACCCACCCCGCCGGACATGGGGTAAGTTTCCTGGTTGGCAATCGAGGACAGGTTGGTGAAGAAAGAACGCACGCAATGGAAGTCTAGGGCAACCCTGGTGCGTGCGTTGTTAATGAATGTCGTTAGCTCTGTAGTTGTAAAATCAATAGCAGAGCTATCGTGGATAAGCTCCTGGACTTGCGAAATGTAATCGGAGAGGAGCATTCATGGTCCTTAAGCCCGCGCTTCTGCCGCGTCCACCGCCGCCATGGTCTTGTTCACTTTGGGAGCCCTCTTACCCAAGGGCTCGCCTTCCTCATCCACCTCTACCGGCACCATTCGATAGAGGATGGGGGTGATTTCGATCTTCTTGTAAAAACTGTCCGCGCGACCGTCCGCGACCATTTCCGGCGTGTTCCATCCCATCCGCTTTTTGACGTGACGCTCCACGGTTGAAAGGTCCACGCTGGGGAACCAGCCAAAGATGTGGTTGGCGGCATCGATGGGCAGCGAGATGGGGACGTTCTCCGGGAACGTATAGGGCACACCGTCAAAGCGGTCGCTGATCGGAAAGTCGTTCCGATTGACCACCTTGACATTCATGATCTGGGGCTGGCCGAGTTCAGATTCTGTGACCGGTTCAGTCATGATTTTGCCTTCTTTCTAGCAGGCGTAAGCTCGTCCTCGGTTATCGGGGGCGGTAGAGGCCCAACCACTTCCGGCGCAAGCGTTTCGGGTTCCGGGGGGTGTTCGCGTTCGTCCGGGTAGTTGATCCACGTATTAAAGGCATTCGCCATGGCAATGAACATTGCGGCGTCGAAGTGATCGTTGTTGTCGCGCGGGGCCGTTGCATAGGCATCTCGTTTAGCCTTGGCGACCGCCTCTATCAAGTCCTTGATGTGGTCCATGGGACTAGTCGTTGATCATCATTTGCAGGACGGAGGTGTCGTTGATGCCGCCTTGGGTCATGGCCGAGAACACGATGGACCCCGTTCCTATGGATGAACTTTGCAGAACGCCGAAGTTGGCGGCGATCAGCAGTTTCTGGAACCCGAAGCCAGGGTCCTCCATGGTCAGGGCGCCGGCCGTGGAGGTGAGGACACCTCGGGCGGGCCGGGGCTGTAGCCAGTTGTTGTTATAAAAGGCCGTGGTAATGGGCGGAGCGGTAGCGGGCGTGAGAAGACCCAGCGAGCTGACCCAGGCATTCCCAACAGTGTAAGCAGTGCCCGAACCGCCGGTCAGGGTCAGCAGCGCGGTGGAAAGAATGGCGGTGGCGGCGGCGCTGGTTGGGCCGTTGGCGAAGGTGATGGCTGGGATGGCCGAGGCAAGGTAGCCGGAACCGTAGTCGGTGACCACGAGGCCGGTGAGGGTGGCGCTCCCGGCGAGGGCCGGGCCGGTGATCAGGGCGCCAGTCGTTCCCGAAGCCGGGGTCAGGCCAGAGGCCCAGTTCTGAGGCGGCAAGTTGGTGATCAGGCCGGGCGGGAAGTATGGAGCCGGCAAGCCGGTGGCCGGAACCGTATAGGGCAGCGCCAGGGAACCGGGGTAGTCCAGGAACTGCGGCACCACGTAGAAGTTAGGCACCGAGGTGTAGCCGGCGCCAGGATTAACCATGGTCACTGAAGTGATGGCGCCGCCGGCCGTCAGAGCTGCCACTGCGGTAGCCTGAATGCCTCCGGGGGGCGGCGGATCGATCAGGATGGTGGGCGGTGTCACGAAGCCGGAACCGGCTTGGGTAACGGTCGCGGTGCCGCCTGCGGTCCCAACCGCCCCGCCGATGATGGCATAGCCTTTGGCTTGGATACCGGAGGCCGGGGCCGCGATGGTGACCGTGCAGCCGGTCTGGGTGGGGCCGATGCCGTTGGTCCCCACCGTCCCAGGAGTCGTAATCGAAGCCCCTTGCACCACGCCCGACATGTTGATGATGCGCCAGTTGTAGCCGTCCACCGCCATGGCGAAAGTAGGAGCGCCGGCCGTGGACATGTTGCGCCAGGACCATTGCACCGGGTCCCACCACTGTAGGATGGTCTGCCCACCCAAGGTGATTAGGTAGTTTCCCGGGGGCAGGTAGGAATAGGCCCCGCCGGGAAGCGAAATCGGGAATGAACCCGCCTGGTTGAATGGAAATGCGCCACCGAGTCTCATGGGTTCACCCTTAAATGTTCAGGTAGGCGAGGTTGTCGAACTTGCCGTGGGCCTTGCACTTGACATCAACCATCTCCAGAAGCGTCAGGAGCGCGCCGAGATAGCCAAACTGGCCGTTGGCCAAAGTGCTTTCAAACCCGGTGAAGTGGAAGGATGCACGCTCATGAATGTAGAGAGAGAGGTAGTCAGTGTTGAGGAGATAGAGGGTGCCCTCGGGACAATAGGGGTCGGGATAAAATGGCACCCCGGCGATATCAAGGGCCTTGAACAGGGCTTCGACCTTGCCCTCGCTGAAGGAGGAATTGGGGGTGACGTTGTAGCGTTCATTCGGGGTAAAATCTTGCGCCAAATTTGTCCAGGTTCCAAACCCCATGAGCCCCATCTTGGGGGTCTCGCCCGTAACCTTCGTCACCTGGCTGATGTATTGCAACATCAAATTTCGGGTGGGGGTGGTAGCCGAGGAGTTGTGGACGTAAGTTGATTTCCAAAACGCATTGTTGGTTCTGGATAGACCGCCGTAGCTGGCGGCGAAGGTTCCGTCATCCACCGCCGCCGGCAACCCAACCATGGACTGGGTATTGGCGATGTTGTTGTACATGTCGGTGGAGAAGCGGTCTAATGTAACGTTGGTGGCGTCGTTCATGCGCGCTTCGATCAGCGGCACTACCGAGTAGTCCAACTGGACCAAGCCCTCCATTCCTAGGAACGGAATGGCGGTGAGATACCCTTTGAGGTCGAATTCCGCGTTCTGCAAACCAGGCGTCACACCAGGCTGGTTGAACGATCCGTCATAGCCGATGTTCTGAATCGTCACCATGGGGTTGCCCTGGAGGGGAACCGTGATGGGTGACAAGCCGCCGGAGGCCACCTGAGCGTGGGAAAGCATCGCCGCCATCCACGGAGTGGACTTCCAAAGTTGGACGAACACCTTGGGAATGAAGGCTCGACGGGTGACAGCCGCCAATTCCGCAGCTATCGCGCCTTGCGCTGGAATAATGCCTTGACCGAATACCGGCACATGAGCCTCCTACTGTTATTGCCGCCGGTTATCGGCCGGCGCGAAATTCATCAATGATGGCGTAGGCAGCATCCGAGGCCGCTTTTTCCGGGTTTTGCAGCAGGCCAGGGAGGTTTGGAAACTCCCAGATTTGCCCGTGACGCATCTTGTCGCGATTGGATGGCTTCGAGGGAGCAATATCGGCGGCGTAGACCTTGGCGGCGGCCTCGTAATCGTTGAGTCCGTACTTCTTCATCACGCCGGTTTCGATTTCCTTGACCTGATCCTCGGTGTATTTCCCCGAATTGATCAATTTGTTGCGCTGGTTGCGCGCATTTCGCTGCGCCTGCTCCGCTTTGGAGCGGATTTCCTTCTCTTCCTGCTCTCGCTTGAACTGCAACTTGAAATCTTCGAACTGAACATCGGCCGGAAGGCGGTAATTCGGGTCCACCTTCTTCATTTGCTTGAGAAAATCGTTGCGCGTATTAGGGTCGCCGGCCAGTTTCATGGCCAGTTGCCCCAGAGATTGCAGAACTTCAGGTGTGACAGCCATGTTAGTACCCATCTTTGAGTTTGATGCCGGCAAGACCGGGGTAACCGGACGGATTGCCGTAGTTCTTGGCCTTAGAGGTGTCTTTGAGGTTGCCGGTCGGGAACGCTTTCTCGAAATTGCGATTGATTTCGACAATCATCTTGTCTGACGTGCCCACCATGTAGCCCTTGCGGCCGAACGGATTGATGATGCTGTCGGCCTCGGCGGTGTCTTTGGCTTTCTCGGCCATTAGATCGGCTTGCCCTTGCGGGTGAGGTCACTCTTCTCCAGGGACAGCGGCCGGTCGGGCGCCATCACCTTGGAGGCGGACGAGAACCCGCCGTACTCAGAGAAGGACGCGACGTTCTGGAACATGCCGTTCTTGGCTTTTCGGGTGCCCATGTCGCCCGAGGAAACCTTGGGGCGAAGGTAGTTATATTCTGCCAATGTAACCTCCTGTTATGCGCCGCCGCCGGGCATTTCCATCGGAGCCATTGTCGGGGCGCCGATGCCGGGGCGAGGTGTGATTCCGGGGGGAGGCGCTGCACCACCAATGCCGCCACCCTTTGCGGCTTGCGCCATCTGGGTGGCGACAGCCGGGGCCATCGCGCCGTCCTGCTCCTTGCCGAAGTTTGCAGTGAGGGCTCTCACGGCGTTGATCAACCCGTTGTACTTCTTGCTGGCGATTGGGTAGGCGAGCAGCGCCTTGTGCAGAGTTTCAATCGCAAACTTTACCTGTGCGTCTGCCGCCGCTTCTTTGCCTGCTCCTTCCCCGGGGGAAAGCGCGGGCGACGATCCTGGACCAGTCGGCCCACCGGCCGGATTTCCCGGCAACGCCGGCCTGGGCGGCAACATGCCGCCGGCTGTCATTGGTGGTCGAGGGCCGAAAGGAGGAGACATTCTTGCTCCAAAACTAATTCGTTTTTGAGCAATACGCCTAAATGGGGGAGCTTGTCACCGCGACGGTCGACAAACAAAAACCCCGCCAGGGGGGACAAGGCGGGGTTCTCGCGTCCGTGGGGACTGACAGGGTTTGCGTTTAGCGCCGCCTGCCGCGTCGGTGCCGCCTAGCCATGGTGACCTCCATTTTGATTACCCGTCATTGCGGGCGGGAGTTTCTACCAGGACATTCAACTACAGAAATAGCCGGGGCGCAACGCGACGAACGACGCTATTAAGCCGCCTTATGCCCCTTCTTGTCGCCGCCCATCGCGGCCTGCTGCTGGGCCTTCTGCACTTCCGCCTTCACGCGCTTGCGCAACTGATGAATCAAGTTGTCGGCGTTGGGCGGGTTTAACATGCGGATCAGTTGCTCGCGATCAATCGCCTGGGCCTTGAACAAGCCGGCGGCCTGTTCCTTGGCCTCGTCAGCAAACAAGGGCGAGTGGCTGTGTCCCGCCACCCTGATCTTGAGTTTGGACTCTGCCATCAGGGCCGGGATCAACTCCTGTCCGGTGTCGGTCATCATGCGGACATCGGAGTTCTTCTGGATCAGTTTAATACCAATGTCGGCTATCTTGACGAGGGGCTGTTCGAGCCCTACCGCCACTTTGCGAATTCGGCCGGAACCGGTCGTCGCCAGTTGTTTAGCATGACCGCGACCTCGGACGCCCGATGTGCCTTGGCCGGTGACCGTTTCAGTAAGCCCACTCGCTTCCAGGAAGATTTGCCCAATTTCATTGAACTCACGGAATAGGTCTTCCGGCATGGGCGGCTTGAGTTCATCCACTTTCGCGCCCGGGACCATATCCATGACCCACGAGCCGGGACCGCCGAGCGCCTCGGCCTTTTCGTCACTAAGCCCCATGAAGCCAGAAAAGACCTTGGCAGGATCCACTTGCCGTTCCAGTATATCGCTAATTTGCTGGAGCCTTTCGTTGGTCCAAACTTGTAGGGGTATGAGACGGTCACTATGCGCCTCACCCCAAAAAAAGTTGTAGAGCGAATACGGCTTGACATGAATGAACGGATGCTCCTGCTCCAGGAATATGTTGGACTTGCCCTTGTACTGCTTGCGCACGCTGTCGAGCGAGGTGGCGCGTCCTAGAGCGGCGATGGTGTCGCGCGAGTCGGACAGTACCCCGTCCACGCCGTCGCAACATGTAAACAGGGCAAAGTCCTCGGTCACGTCATCCCAAACCCAAACCTCATGGAAACGAACCATAGGATTGTCGCTGTTGGGCTCGTAGGTAGCTCTCGGCTCGTAGTCCACGGTGGCGCGCCCCATCATGGCGCCCGAGAGGTTGGGGCCTCCGGTGGCCGATATGAGGAGGTTGGCTAGGACCGGGGGCATCTCGTCACTAAATTGCCCCGGACGGGCCGCCATCTGCTTGATGAGAGGCTTCTTCCCTGCCCGCAGCAACCTCTGTACCGCGTTGTCCCAATTGATGGAATAGGAATGGACAAACGCTTCCTGGCTGTCGAGTTCCGGCTCCGACTCGTCATAGACCGAGAAGTCGTGCGGGGCAAACAGCCGGCCGAAAAGCTCACCCCTGGCGTTGTTCCATCCCATTTTGATGAACATCGAGTCGAACACCAGGGACCACAGCAGGGCGTCGTTGAACATGTAGGCGATGCCCGAATCCCTGAACACATCGTTCCACTCATCCTCCATGGACATAATCTGCGCCACGATCTCGTCGGAGGAGTTGCGGGGGGCCGCAATGTTGAACCGGCAATGGTCGGCCGCGTACAGGAAGGAGGCCACCAGGTCGGTATGGGCCTGGAGCCTGTTATACTTTACTTCGACACTGTAGTCCGAGGTGCCAAACATGAAGTACCTCTTTCTGCGGAGATACAGGGCATCTCGGTCGCGCTTTGAGGATAGGCAAGTGTCAAGAATGGACTGCACCTTGTCGTCGCGGTCTTTGCCGCCTTTGATGTTGCCGCGCGGGATTATCATTTGGTGCCTCGGTGGATGGCCTCATATTTAGGGACCATCCCGGTGGAGTTGGGCGACTTCTCGCTCACCTGAGTTTTGACCCCCAATTTGCCGGCCGCAATCGGCAGTTTGGCGGTAACTCCGGTAGGAGCACATATGGACGCAGGGTTGCCGGCGGCGTCAAGCGGTAAATCGACGGACCACCCGGCCATGCCGGCGGGCTGGAACTTCATGGTCTTGCCCGGGGTCACCACCGGGTTGACCTTGGGCGCCGTAGACTCGTGCCTGCGCGGGGAGCGGTAGTTTTTGTCGCCGTAGGCGGCCGTCAACTGGGAAACAGTGCGGTCTATCTCCTTGGTTCTGTCTGATCGCAGCGCCACTGGCCTGGGCACCCATTGCACGCGGATGCCGCCGCACCTGGGACAGGGCGGATGGTCACCCTCGCCATCCCATTGGTGGAGACAGTGTTTATTGAGACAAATCCAAGACCGGATGATCATGCCGCTCTCCTGGACTTGGGATATTCGTAACGCGGCAGTGACGGGAATTCCGGCCCCGTGATCTCGTACTTGCAATTTCTGCCGGGGCGATGCCAGCGCAGTCCGTTCTGGACGCACTGGATAGCGTACTCCAGCCGCTTGCGGTGTCCCGCACCCAGAGGCCGTTTCCGCGCCAGTATCGCGTAGAGGTTAGTTCTGTTTATCCCCACAAACTCGCACAGCGGGGTTATTCGTATCGTCAGGGAGCCGTTCTCGTCCCTGAACTCCTGATCGTATTTGAATCGTCGGAACCACCTGATGATCTCGTCTGTGTTCATGCACTCCCTTGCCCAAGGTCTTCTAGTTGTTTTATAAGTATGTTGTACTTTTTACTACCAATCGCGTACTTTGTAAGCGTCTTATGTAAAAATTTAACCAACATTTTTACCTGCTTGTCTTCAGCCCTTTCCTTTTTTTTACTCCTGGCCATCATATGCTCCCTAGTTTCTTGCATGTCGGGCAGTAGGACCGCCGCTTCTGAAACTTCCAACCAATCCTCTCAAACGCCGTGATGACATCGTTGGTTATGTCGGTGTCTCCCCGGCGGATTTGCTTGGTGTCCCCCCAGGCAAGGGTTCCTACGCGGTTGTGGACGATGGGGGAGTCCACACCGCACCGGAAGCAGTTGGTGCGGAACGGAGCCAGTTGCTGGAACCACTTGGCAAAGTATGCGGCATATTCCTCTTCCGGTGATTTAACCGGGGCCGGTGCCGGCTCCTGGGGCTTCCCATCCATCGCCTCTTGGTATTGCTTCTTGCGCTCGTGCAGCGCCTTAACGGCCTTGTCGAGAAAGGCCAGCTTGTCCTCAGGCATCAGTTTTCCTTTCGTTATTCATAGCCTCGATCACGGCGCGGGCGGCAATACAATAATAACCATGCCACCCCTTACCAAGCTGACTGTCCCATCCATCCTTTTTCAGATGATTGTCCTGCTGGTCCATCATTGTATCAAAGATTAGTTTGCCAATCCGCTTCTCCTGATCGGTATATGGTCCTATGGCGCTGACCATTAGTTTCTCCTCTCATCGATCATTATCTTCTGGCTGCGGAGGTAGTCGATCCCTATCCTCTGCGCCGCGTCGGGGCCGGCGCCTATCGTCTCCATGTAGGCGCGCTCGAATGTGAGCCCCATGTTGCGCAGCTTGGGCTGCACCCAGCGTCGCCACGCCTCATGGGCCAGAGCCGCCGCCATGACCCTATCATCCTTGTTGCTGCCCTCGGCCTGAATGTTACCGTCCTTGATGACGATGGTCTTCATTTCCTCCAGGAGGTACATGGAGTTTATGATAAACCTATGGAGTTCGAATGCGTCCTTGAAGGCGTGCATCATGGGCGGCTTGTTGTTACCATTGGTGCGCCAATGGTAGGCGAGGCCGCCGCCCATGGAGTCTGAGCGTCGATAGAGAAACGACCTCATGTTGTTGAGGACATAGCGTATATCATTGGGGTCGCGGCCATCGCTCGCATGGTTTATCATATTGTTGGTCTGGGTGCGAAGGGCGTTAGCCTCGTTCATCACCGCCTCTCCTGGGCCGTTTATCTCGATAATCGGCATCACGTTGCGGTAGTAGCCGGCTAGATGACAGAGTGCCCAAGCGCATTGATACGTCGAGACATTCGGTGACACAAACTCCGCAACTTGCACCATTCGGTCGCTGAAACATCTTGCGACGTGGATAACTGCTCGATCAGCTTCGTCGCTACTTCCATATGCTGGATCACAGCCAATAACGTAGTGGCCTTTGGGACTGGGCTCTTCCCATATCTTGAGTTCTGCACGGCGGTCCCTCGTGGCGTTGACTATGGTGTCCTGCCAGCGTTCCGACATGGCGTATTTGAACGGCATGAAAGGCTGCTGGCGAGCGCGCTTCATCGCCTCGGTCAGGCTGGTGTTGGTGAAGAAGATGGACCCGGTGGCGACGAATGCGTCGTCCTCCAGCCACGGATACATCTCGTCCATCTTAGACTGATCGCCCGCGCACTCGCTGGGAGACTCCAGTTTCCAGCGGTACCAGGCGATTTGGTTCATGGTGACTTCTACGCCGTACTTTTCCTTGACGAGTCTTCTCCGTCTGCGCTCCAGTACGTGTAAAGGAGTCTCGTGTCCTTGAGGCATGTAGATAGAAAACCACGGGTGATCGTCCGGGAAGGTATAGTGATCATGGCGCCACCAGCCGACAAATATACATCGTATCGTTGGGTCCTCGCGCGCCTCCGTATACCTCTCTTGCCAGAAGTTAAAGCCATTGGCTGTGGTCTCCTCTACCTTCAGGCGATGGGGGTAGTAGGTGGACATGGTGGCGGACAGTTCGTTGAGGTCGTCGGGCGACCCCCAGAACGCCACCTCGGTGGCATGGATGTAGTTGTTGGCCGATGATCGACCCAGCCCGCCCTTGGACTTCTCCTTGATGCCGGCCACCAGGTACTGGATGACGGAGCCGTTCTTGAGCACGAGCATGTCGCGGTTTTCCACGTCCCATCGTATTTTGTGGGACTTCGGTAGCCCCGCAAAAAACACCTTGAAGGTGTTGCGGAACACGGCCTTGGAGCGGTCCTCGTGGGTGACGAAGGCGCCGAGGAGCCCGTTGTGGTTCATGGCCCAGAACAGGTCGAGGGCGATGAAGAACGTGGTCATGCCGAGTTGGCGGGCCTTGAGGATGTAGAACGTGGTGATGCCCTTATCTATGGCGTCGCACATCTCGTCCAGCACGTAACGCTGGGTCCCCAGCATGGTCATGGGGATGAGGCCGAAGTCCTTGGTTTGTATCTTGAGCTTGGACAGAAATGTCTCGAAGCGCACCCGAGGGAACGGAGCTACCGCAAATTTAGAGACCGCGTTCATCGGCCGCCTTCATGGCGTTGAACACCATCCCGAGTGTGACGCGCAAATGATAATCGTTCTTGTAGTTGAAACTCTCCATCTTGAACTTCTCGTCCGGTGTCGAGTGAGTGGGCCAATGGAGTCCGGCATATTCCATGAACGTCCTCACCCCGGCGTCGAGAATTTCCTTCCCGGGCATTTCGATGATCTTGTCGTCCAACTCGGCATGGTGGACAGTTTCCTCGTCATCGATGATGGCGACCTTGATGGGGCCTTTCCTGCTCATCATCGGACACCTAAATTGATGTGAACACCAGCCAGCATGTTCAAGAGCGGGATCACGATGTAGAAGATGACGATTGCCACCACCACGATGATAAGTATGACGTTGATGGCCTGGGCGAAGATCGGTTCCATTGGGATGAGACCAATCACCAGACGAGCGGCCCAGAAGATAAACCCGGCTATCAGCAGGGCTATGATGATCTGAATGAGAAGCGGCAGCATTATGACCTCCTATTTGGCCGGGTGTGACTCATGCTTTTCCTCGTTCTCGATGGCATTGATGCGCGCGATCAACTGATCGATCAGCTTGTTGCGCTCGGTTTCCCATGCTTTGAACGCATCGTCCCGTAGGAATGGCGTCGCCATGTACTGATCGACTCGCTTTACAAACTCATCGTGCGCGGCCTTGGTCAGCCGAGTCTCCTTGATGTAGTCGATTTCCTTGCGAAGGAGTTGGTCGTTTTTGTTTGTGTCCGCTCTCAACTGATTTATTACATTCTCCGTAAGAGTAAATCTGGTGTCGGCATTTCTGGACAACGACGCTATATCCGAAACCAGGATAAAATACTCCCCGGCCATGATTGTGCCGATAAGCCCAAGCGTGGCCACGATATTCCCCCATGATAGGAGTGATATGAGTGGTGCCGGCATACCCCCATCATAGGGCTAAGACTCGGGTATGTCATCGCCTATCAGGGGGCCGTGGTTTGGGCCTTGGCGACCTCGGTGGCGTTGTCCGCAATCAAGGAGCGGATTTGGGTCACTGCCGCCTCGACATCGGCGTCGGAGGTGCCGGGGGTGGTGATCTTCGTCAGTAGTGTTTCAATCTCGGCGTTGTTGACCACCAGTTGGTTGGCGAGGTCGTCAAGGGCGGCTTTAAGATCGGTAAGGGCCGACATCATCTTCTCCATCGTTGCCGTGATCGCATCGAGTTTATCATCAATGCGTAGAAAAAACTCCCATTCCCATGGCCCAATCATGAGCCCTCTGGGAGTACAGGGGTGGGGCTGAGTACCTGGGAATTGGGCTGGCCAGGGGTGTTGTGGTTGAGGAAGTCCTTGAACACGTCCAGCCATGACTTGCCGGTTTCTCCCTTCATGAACCGGAGAGCGCCGATAAGAAATGGTACCGCCTTCATGATCAGCGACACGGCGGGGAGAATACCCGCCAGACCGCCAATCGTTTCTATCAAACCCTGATGGTCTTCGACCCCTTGAAGAGTGTTTTCCGCTATGGTGTACAGATCGCCAACTGTCGGAGTGGCGCCGGTGTCAGTATTGGTCATGTGTTTTTCCTCTCGTCATTCATGGGACCGGTAGGTCTACGGTGCAGGTGTTGTCGGTCTGGAGGCCCAGCGCGGCGGCAAGTCCGGGGCTCATATCACAGATGCGGCCCGTATTGGTATTGGGACCCCAATCGATGGGACGGGCCTTCAGGGTTTTGCCCTTGGCCGTGACCATCACCATGATGCCCTGGAGGTATGAACGGGAGGTCTGCTTATAGTCCCAGCGGCACGCGATGTAATGGGATGCCGGGTCCAATCTGCGGGCCAAGCCGGTGGTTCCGGGCGGCTGTTCAGGGAGGAAATACCCATCGAACTTGTCCATCTCTGACACCTCACAGAGGGCGAGCCCTTCATCCGGGGCAACGCCCTTATCGGTGGGGCCGCCGAACGTGGACATCTTGCCGGTCATGGTGGAGATGGCCAGGGGATTGGGCGGGGGCGGGTTGACCACCTGGGAGTTAGAATCGGCGGGGGCGGAGACCGGCCCACTGGACGGCAGCGGGACGGACTTGGGCCAGTAGTAGCCGACTAGGCCGAAGTTGGAGCCGTTCTTTGGCAATGCCTCGATCCGCACACCATCGGACTCGTTGCCGCCGAGCGTGTTGATGCTGGTAGTAGTCTCGCTGACATAGAACCCTACATGGCCGATGCCGGATGATTTGCTGTCGCGCCAGAAGACAACGATGCAGCCAACCGTTGGCTTGGTGATGGATATGAAGTTGGGGTTGATGGTGAACGACTGGGAGGAGGCGCTGCGGGTGCCGGTTACCCCGGCCTGCTCAAGCTTGGCGTTGGCCCAGATGGCGCACCAGGGGTCACCAAGGCTCCCAACATGGGCCTGGGAGATGAAGGTTTCTATGCCACGGTTAACCCCGGTTTCGTGGAAGCCAACGTCCTTGAGCCCAAGCGTGTACCAGAGCGGCAAACCCGGGGTTGCGGCGGGCGGCGGGGGTACGGTCGGGACGGGGGCTGGTGTAGGGGCCGGTGCCGGCGGTGGGGCTACAGCGGGGGGGGGGAGTACCACCGGCACCGGGGTCGTGGAACCGGGCCTGACCAGTTCCAAGATGATTGTCTGCACGAAGTTGAGGAAGCGGAGCGCCAGGAATAGCATCCCGCCGAAGACGATGATCACCGCCCCGAGCGTCATCGCCACCATGATCTGCTGCTGATCCATGGCGACACCTCATAGGCCACCCTCTTGGTTTTGTCTAGCCTCGCCTTGCCCTGCCGTGCCGAGTCCGGCCATGCTCAGCCACGCCGTGCCCTACCTCGCCGGACCTCGCCACGCCGCGCCCGGCCCCGTCTCGCCCGGCCGCGCCTAGTCCCAACGCTCAATGCGGAACTTCCCGAACACGCCTCGGAAAGTCCCCAAGCCAATAGCACGACCCCCCTCCTCGACCAGGTTCATAACGTCCTGCTCCTTAATCTCCCTGTTTGGGAAGATGTCCACCGTGAACTTGATGCCCCAATCAAGGGGCAGCACCGGGCGCACCTTGGGATTAGGGATGCCCTTGTCGAGCCGCGCCACCGAGTAGTGGATGTAAATTCCGCTGACGGGATCGCGGTCGTGATCGAGTTTCCCAAACACGATTGGCTTGCCGTCGCGGATGAGTGGGATGAACGTCTCACGGATCGATACGAATGACAACATCGCGTTGGCTATGTCCTTGAACTTGCGCTTGTCGCGCAGGCGTTTCGGCGCTGAATTGGTGTTGTGGGCCGACAAGAACGACATGATATTGAGACTTGGCAAGCCAATAACTTTGGTATCTCCCGGAGCGAAGTACAGCTTTTGATGCGGCTCCAGCTTGGTGGCGTTGTCGCCCGGATAGCGGTCGAACATCAGTTCCGTCAGCCCCGTCAGTTCCACTTTTCTGGTCACAGTGTCGGTTGGTCTGTTGATCTTCACTGCCGTTGTCTTGTCCAACATATTTCCCTCCTGCGTTTGGTTGATTGCCGCGCCTTGCCTTGCCTCGCCGAGCCAAGCCCTGCCCGGCCGATCCGGGCCGCGACTTGCCCAGCCTTGCCTTGCCCGGCCCGATTTGTTTCCTACTCATTAATTAAAATTCCTTGCCCTGCCGTGCCTCACCATGTCTCGCCGCGCCCTGCCACGCCGCGCCGCGCTATGCCGTGCCATGCCTTGCCCTGCCGTGCCCGGCCATGCCGCGCCAAATTATAGTTCCCAGACCTTCTTCAGATTGGGCCACTTGTCCAAGGACTTCTGGTCCAACAGGTTAGCCGCCTCGATCAGTTGCAGATCGCGAAGCATCTCGTTCGAGGTATTGAACCCACCACTGAACCTTAGATGGACGGCATTGCCATCTCCGGGGGTTTCCAATGTTCTCGGCCGGTCCAGGATAGAGAAATTGTAGGCCAGTGCCTCAGCCTCCTTGCCGAAGGTATCAGCCACCGTAGCCCTGCTCTGCGGGTTGGACGGGTCGAACATCTGGCCTTCGTAGATGTTGGTGCCGTAGATCGAGTGCAGGCCGCCGCCAAAGCAGATGGACTCCGGTAATTTCTTGTCCTCCAACAACTGATACACCCTCACCAGGTGATCGTGCAGGGAGCCGTCCTTGTGTTTGTGCGAGAGGGCTCCGCGTTTTACCAGGAATTCGGACAGCTTCTCGAAGTTGTCGGATCGTTTGTTTCTGACCTTGTACATCAGGGTAAGGCGCAAGGATGTACATTTGCGGGACACCGCCCTGGCGCAGTGCATGAGGTTGGAGGGGAGGATTAGTGCCCTGTTGGGCCAAGGAATTGCCGAGTTCTGCTGACCAGCCTGCGAATACCAATGCGTTTCGCCGGCCCAATCGGGTTCCCATTTATCGCAGATGTAGATGATGACGGTCTGCTCGTCGGCCCGGACGCTATCGGTATGGAAGTAGCCATCGGTCCCGTACTGGTATCCGTTGGCATAGCAGCGGACGAGAGCGGGGCCTGTGTGTTTGTTGCGGATCAGGTTCCAGGCGTCCAACAATGGAGGTGATAGGAGGTAGGTCAGATCCGCCAGGTTGTGGCGGGAGTCGCGGCCAATGGGCTTCCAGGACCAGTGGCCATGCGGGTCAGTCTGGCTGTTCGACTTCGACCCATACTTCATCGGCTGGCTCTGCACGTATTTGCGCAGCTTGTCGTAGAGGTCGGCCGGGAGAAAGTTGTCAATTACGCGCGGGGTCATTCTCTCTCCGCCAGAAGGGGGGTGCTGTTTCCGTTACCAAATATTTTGTCACCACGCGCTATTAGATCTTCCAGACACTTAATCCGAGCCTGGAGTCTGTCTATCTCATCCTGCATTTCACCCACTATGGTCTGGACCTTCAGCATTTCCACTGTATTCATTGTCTGACCCTTTGGTTGTTGCCGGCGTCGATCACCTTGTCGGCCTATCGTCAGGATGGGTTGCGACATCCTGGGCGCCCTCCGAGGTGATCTTTCTGTACTCCGAGCCGCCGGCTACCCGAAGAAAGGACGGGCGCCTATGGAAGTCAGTACCCCATGTATCGGACTATGGCATGGGCCACGATGATGATGGAGACCACCACTGTTATGGCGCCTACGAACGCAAAGCCCCAGAGTATTCCACCAAGAAACCCGTCCTCACTCATGCTCGATGTCCTATTCCTGGTTCGCACTTCTGCTACCGGCATCGATTGCTTCAATGGCATTCTTGAGCGCCGCCCGCAGACGTTCGATCTCCTTGAATTGCCCTAGCACCGTCTGCTCTGCATTGTGGGCTCGGTCGAGCAGCCGTTCGTTTTCCTCATAAAGACTGAACGCCCCATCCTCATTTCGTGATCTGTGGTCATCTCTCCCACTCACCTCCTGGCCGAGAGCGGCATCTATTATTTTGTCGAGAGCGTGCGGCCTGCCATATACGGACCTTCCTTCAACATACGGCCGCAGCCAATGGAGCGCGGCTCGCAGCCGTTCGATTTCGGCCGCCAGCGCAGCAATATCACGCTCGTAAGCAGCATTGCGCTCCTGCGAGCGGATCACGTCCTTGTCGGCTCGCAGCCGCTCGATCTCGGCCTCGCGGTTGCCGATCAGCGCGTGCAACAGCGCGTTGGCCTTCATCAGGTCATCGCGTTCGGCCGCCAAGCAGATTGGGCACATTCCGTCTGCGACCGCTGCCTCGGATTCCCAGTGCGCGTGCCTGCATGTCATTTGGAATTCAACCCAAATGAACTCTGGCGCGCGGCGCCCAGCACCGATCGACGATCTTTCCGGTCGGATCGAGCAGCCTCACTTCGCCCTGTCGTAAGTCGCACTTGATCTTATCGAAGACGGGCCTCACTGACGCTTCGTCCGGCCCTGTGGCGCGAACCTTGTATGTATCAGAATAGCGCCCGCCGTGCCGATCAACGACCCATGGGCTCAAGCCTGTCATCTGCCTCATCTGGTGTCTCTCACACAGGTATCTCTGTTATGGCGATGCCATACTGCGCCTCGATCAGTTTCTTCTTGAGCCGATAGAGCGGCGTGCGGAAGCCCTTGACATCCTCCACCACCGTCATGGGGTGTGGCGGAACATTGTCCACGTAGGAGAAGTCGGCCACATAGGTAAAGATCAGTTCCGAGGTCATGCCCTTGGCTGGTTGGTAATAGAACGGAAAGCGCGGCTGTAGCCTGAGGCCGCTGATCTGGCCGGCCTTCTCCAGCAGCTTCAACTCGGCGTACCGCTTGGTCTCGGCCTGCGAGTCAAAGGTGATGCCGTCAACCTCAACCCGCTTGTTGCCGTACTTGGACGCCTTCGGCGGGAGCGGTGCGGTCGGTGTCCTACGATAGCCCATCAGGGTTCATCCCAAAGAAGGTGGTGGACCGGAGACCAACAGGGGGGCCTGCGAATACCGATGCGTCTGGCTCCAGAACGCTATCTCGGAGACATGAAACTCGGAGACGAAAAACCCATAGTCAATCTCGGTGACCGCGTGCCATTCGATGGCGTGGACCGGCATGATCGATGTAGCCCGCACAATGGCAGGGGCAGCACAGAAGAAGGCGCCGAGGCCAGTGATCAGTCCGCGTCTGGTGGGCTGTTCAATTGCCATTGTCATAAGGAGCTAGCAACTCACGCCCCACCCTCTCGCTCTCGCGCAACGAGTCTCGCAGTATCTCCCGCACAAGGGTATGGGGGAGATCGACGTAAGCCATTAATCCCACCCGCCATCATCGGAACGATCCTTGGAAAAACGCTCTAAATCTCGCTGGAACTTCTCTCTGATGATCTTACACCGCTCCGCATAAAACTCCGGTGTCCACTTCCCCATCGACAGTTGGGAATACGCAACCCCCTCTCTGCCGGCCCGCAAGGCAAGCGCCAGGGAAACGTCAGGGCCGGAAATTATGAGAGGTTTCTTGTCCATGAGGCTGAGTACCTCATCTGGGGCGACATGTCAACTGCTGACGCAGTTCTGAAACCCCTGTCGCCAAGGTGCTGGCTGGGAGCCAGGGGATGGGCCGCCAGATTACGTCGAGACGGACGTAAACGTCCTATTGGACCGCAAGCCCACCCCCCAGCCGGTAGTACCGACATCGCCATGCCCAACATCATCAGGGAGGATAGGAGCCGGGCGATCCACACACCTCCCACCAAAAGGGCAGGGCGTCAAGGGTGCCGCTTGTACTCCCGCACCGGAACCGTCAGGGCATCCTCCAACGACCACCCCTTCCGTAGCCTCTGGTAAACCGCAGCACGGTCAATCCCCAGGTCGGCGACAACATCCACCAGCAACGTCTTAACCCCGTCCTGTTCGATAAACAAATTGTTGCGCTTGTTCCTGTTCTGCTCCGCTGGCGTCGCCCACCGGCAATTGCCAGGCTCGTAATTCCCATGCGGATTGGGCCACCGATCCACCGTGTGCCGCGGCGTCGGCCTCGGCCCCATATCCACAATGAAATCGTGGAAACTCGCCCGCCACCGATCGCAAATCGTAACCCCCCTCCCCCCATACAGCCCGTAATTGCGATCCTCACGGTCATAACACCGCCGCTTCATCGCCGCCCAAGACCGATACCCCGGCGTGTTCCAAAATGGCCGGTGCCAACACTTGGGTCCACGCCGCGTCCGATTACCAACACGCTGCCCAATAGCCCCACATTCACACCGATAACCCCACACAGCCTCCCCAGACTTGCTCCTCCCAACAAGCCCCGTAACCTCAAGAGCGCCAAACCGCTGCCCCGTCAGGTCTATGAAATTAACCGGTATGCCCATAAACACTAGCCCATACACCACTCACTATCAATGTCAAGGGGAAGAAGGCTGGCCGTTTTTGGGGCGGGGGCTAGGAGGGGCGCCCGCGTTCGCGATCACAAACCCCATCGCCCTTTGCGCGCGCGCTCGCGCGCTCCCTCTGAGCCCCTAACCCTCCCCGAGCCTGTAAACATCTATTACGTGTGCGGTGCTGGAATGTGAAGCAATATCAACCACATAAGCATCGTAGTCGAACGCTGGGTAACGGCATGGGTAACACCACCGAACACCGATCACCACCACCAATCCCTAGTGCCACAAGCACGGCCCTATTGCCTTGCGTCTAGCTCTGTGGTTACCTTGGGCCGGTGGCGTTTTTGCACCCCCCTTCCTCGTCCTGTCACCGTTCATCCGACTGATCGTCGTCTTCTCTCTATGGGGCTTGCGAGCTATGCTCGCGTCTTCCCTTCCTGTCTTTGGCCGGTCAGGGAAGTCTTAGCCGCGCGCGGTATGCCACAACCGCTGCAATTGTGTCAACGAATCAGCGGTGGAAGCTACCCGTTTCGTGATCGATTGTAACACTCTGTAACAATTCGTGATGACGCCATGTCGTATTTCCCATGACATTACGTCCTAGCTGTGAGATAGTGAATTGCGGCTGGATGTGCCGCACAACAACGAAAGGACCATCGAAATGCTCTCCGCCAAAGAGGCCGCGATCCACCTTGAGAACCTCCGCCAATCCCACGAATTCACCCGCAACCTAATGGCCCATGTCTCGCAAAGTCGGATCACTTTGTCGGTGGACGCGCGTTGCGGATGGCGGGCTACATTCTGGCAAGTTGCTGATATGCCGAATGAAACACTGCCATTGCCTTGGACAAACAAGACGCCCGCCGCGACGGTAGCCGCCGACATCGCCAAGCGGTTCCCCAGTGCCAAGATCACAGTCCGCGTCTAATCCATCAACACACTGAACCATAAAGGATAATACCAATGGCACAAGAATACAGAGATCCCTCGCGCGAGGCCGATCCACATGCCCTCCCCGACATCGAAGTGTTTCATATGACGGCTCAGGAGGCCGCTTGGAACACCGCTGCCGGAACGGCGGCCGGCTGGTACTGGTGGGCTTGCTTCCCTGGGTGCCTGCCCGATTGCGATCCGGTAGGGCCATTCGACACCGAGGCCGAGGCCCTCGCAGACGCCCGGCAGGAGGTCTGACCAATGGCGACATGGCACCAGCTACAGCGAACTATAAAGCTCTACCACCCTAGTAGGTGAATGCCATTGAATTGCGGCCTAGGGCGCCCCTACGGGGGCGCCGCGGGGCGCAATTCCGCGTCGAAACCGTAAAGGATACCTCATATGAAAACGCATAAATTTAGCAAGCGACAGCTATGGATGGCTGACGTGGAACTAGCCGTAAATAAGGCTCGCACGCTAACGCGCGGCAAGATTGATTGGGATACCGCCACGCACTTTTTCAACATGGGAGACAGTGTGGAAACTGCAGCGCAAAAGATAATTGCCGCGCACGACCGGGATAGTGAGGTGCAGTCATGAACTGGTACACGTTGGATGTGGCCATGGCCATTGCGCTTGCATTGGCCGGGGCCATGCTGCCAAACATATTCACGGTAATCGCATGGGTGCTCAAATGAACCCGGGCTTTAGTGTGATCCTACGGCAAGGCCCGTGCATGGCCTTTGCGACTTGGAACGGCGCCACATGGCGCCTGTTCCTATTCGACACCGACGCCATCAAATGCGATGATCTGGGCGACTTTGCTTCGTTCACAGAGGCCAGCCGCGCCCTCGTCGAGAGGAGGAGCACCCATGCACTATGACGTTCTAGAGTTCAGGCTGTACGGGTTTTGCACGGTCGCCTATCTGATCTTGCTGGCCCTCATGTTGTGGTAGAAATACGGCATTGGCCGGGCAGTGTGGGGAAACACAACGCCCGGCCGATAAACCCTACCTGGGTACCGAAAGGTACTCAGGTAGGGGGCGCTTCAAGCGCTGGTAGCGCTAACTAAGCGCTATTTCGGGCCGGAAACGTTCTAAAGGGCAAACTTTTTCATCGGGGACAAAATTCGAATTGGAGGATGTACCGTGGACCATTTGGACTTCAGGGGCGCTTTAGCGGACCTGGGCTGGACAATTGTTGGCTCGGGGGCTCGGCTCGGAATATCCCCGCGTCACGCCCAGAGGTTGGCGTCGGGAAACATCCGCGTGACCCTTACCATCCAGCGGCTCCTGGAGGCCCACCTGGAGCTAAAAGCCCTGTACGAACAACGTAATAACTCATGGGCCTCCAAATGGAGGGAGGCTACCCCTCCGCCCCCGGCATGAAGCACCTGATCACGGTGCCCTGCGGGTACCCGGCCTCGACCGGCCACAGCACCGCATGGCCCACCCGGTTGCCGGCCTGCACCACGGCCTCGGGCGGCACGTCCATCCAGACGGCCTTGTAGAACACCTGGTAGCCCTTCTCGGTGAGCTTCCAATCCGGGTCGTCCACCGTCTGGCCGTCCGCAAACGAGCAGCACAGGCCCCCGCTCTTGGATTGGAGGGTGTTGAACCACTGGCGGATGGCCGGGGAGTTCTGCACCCACTGCCCGTTGTCGCGGGTAGGGAGAAGGTAGGGAGAAGGTAGGGAGAAGGGTAGGAGAAAGAATACAATGCCAATCCTCATGGTTTTTCCCTCCCTGGAAACGGTTGCCACTTTCTGAACGATGGGGCATTCCCTGTCTCCTGCACCGTCAGACCGGCGGCCGTTCCTAGTGTGGACCGCAAGGCCACGATGTCCGGTTTGTCGGCGTGGACCATCTCGATTTTGGTGCCCGGGTCGGCCCCATCCTCCAGGAGCGCGCGGGCGGCGCTCAGGAGCGGTGTTTTGGTCGGGGGGCTAGGTAGGTAGCGCCCGGCCTCCCAAAGCCAATAATCGGGCCTACCGCCGGACGGGAAAACGGTAATGGTGATCGATGGAGCACTCATGGTTTTTCCCTCCCGGGCTCGAACCGCCCAATAGGGCGCCCGTAAATGGCCACAGCAGCCCCGTAGTCCGCCAGAATGGTCCCAGGTGGGTGACGGCCATCCGGCCCAGGAAGTGGATCAGCGGGCTTCTCTGTGGCAATGCGGGCCTGTGGTGCCGGGATACTCTTTAGGCGTTCCAGCTTAATCCGGCGCGCGGCTGCCACTTCGCATGACACCCGCAACTCGTAGCGGGTTGGGGGGAACTCGCAGACGTTGCCGCAGGAAACGGCCCCGGCCTCGGCATCGCGCGGGTCGTATTCCATCAAGAGACTGGCGAGATTGACGATATAGCCCTCGGGGTCATGCAGGTTCTTCAGGCTCGGGTAGCCCGAGAGTAGTTTGTCTACCAGCCTCCCCGCCGCCTCGCGCGTAAGCGCGGAGCTTGGCGAGGGCGATCCCGGTTCGTTCTTCGCGGTCCTCGCGGGAGTGGGGTCGTGGGGCGTGTCCGTTGCCATTGCCGTTGCCTTTCTGTTGGAAGGGGGAGGTTACCCATTTTCTCCAGACGCACTGCCAATCCACCCAAGGCGTGCCGCTGGCGAGGTAGTGGTAGCGGAACCGTTCCGCTTCAGCAGCCGCCTCCTCGGAAGTCCACTTCCTTTTTTCCATCGCCCATGCGAGGTCGGGTTGGAAATCGGGAGGGAGGGGGCGCTTGCGCCCCTCTTTACTTACTTCCTTTCTTTCTTTCTTACTTACTTCTCTTATAGAGGTGTCACGCATGTCACGCTGGTCACGCGTGACA